TTACACGGATGCCTAAAAACATTATATTATTATATTATTTTAATATATAATGTCTCAACCTATGTACATCATAGAAATTGTTTATACGGATGGTGAATATAGAGTCATAGAGAAAGAATTCAGATCTCAGGAAGCGAAGCCAGAAGCATGAATTCAACCTTTTTGGGCCTTCGCACTGGGCCGAAGGACCAGAAAGGGGGAATTTTTGATTCATCAAAAACCCCCCTTTATAATTTATATAAAGGTCAAAGCTTTAGGAAAAATGTTCCAGTTGTGCCAATTGGTTAATAAAAAGTATATATAAGGGATTTAGGTTATTCCAGAATTCTTGCAATTCGTCAAAATCCCGTTTTTTTATTCTTCATGGATATTATAATACATATGGATATCCCCTGTTGCTGTTATGACTTTCGTTGGTCAGCGGCAGATATAGATCACTCGGTGATCGTGGGAAGATTAAAAGGTATAGCGAAACGCTTTGTATTTCAACGGGAAGTAGGGGATAGTGGATATGAACATTTTCAAGGACGGATGTCTTTAGTAAAGAAACGACGAAAGCATGAATTATTGAAGCTTTTTGAAAATCCTCCGAACTATTGTGAGCCTACAACCAACATAGAATACACAAGGGGAGATGCGTTTTATCAACAAAAGTTAGATACACGTGTCGAAGGCCCATGGACTGATAAAGACGAAGTGATATATATTCCCCGTCAGGTAAGAGAAATGCCTATTCTTAGGCCATTTCAGCAAAGCATAATAGATGATGTGGGGGTTTGGGATAAACGAACAATAAATGTTGTATATTGTAAGGCTGGTAATTTAGGAAAGAGTTCATTGGTTAGTTATATGCGCGCATATAAATTGGGCCGAGCTCTACCACCTGTCAATGATTATAAAGATTTATTAAGAATGGTCTGCGACCTACCAACAAGTAATTTATATTTATTTGATATGCCTCGAGCAATGAATAAAGAGAAAATGTTCCAATTTTATAGTGCCATAGAAACTATCAAAGACGGATACGCTTATGACGATAGATATACCTTTAGAGAAAAGCATTTTGATTGCCCTAATATTTGGATATTTTGTAATATTTTGCCAGATTTAGAGATGTTGTCTCTGGACCGTTGGAAAATATGGAATATAGATAGTGCGTTTAATTTAGGAAAAATAAAATCTCAGAGTATAATATAACATGACAAAAAAAGGTAAAGGCGGAAAGAACTTTCAGAAGAAAGTAAAGGAAATCGTCAGGGAGGAACTTCAGGACGAATTAGAGAATAAAGTAGCTGTAGTAGGAGCAATGCAACAACCTTTTACAGCAGCAATTCCCTCGGGGAATGTGATTACAAGCACTAATTTTATCAAGTTATTGCCACTCATCCAGCAAGGTGATGGACAATATAATTCCAGAATTGGAAATGAGATAAGATTAAAATCCTTAGACATTAAGATGCTTATGCAATACCGCGACGGAGCTGGAGGAGACAGCTACAAGGATCAATCATTAGGTATTCGTGTAATGATATTAAGGCAAAAAGATGATAACACCCAAGAAGGCGCATTGGAAAACTTCCAAGGTGATAAGCTTCTTGAAAATGGTGCCGTTGTGTCAGCAGGACCAGGTCCATTCAGTGGTGGAACAATTAATCTATTACAAAAGATTAACAGAGAGCAGTTCGCTGTTAGATACGATAAGGTTCATTATATAGATCGATCAAGAATCTATAATCAGGCAACCGATACATTTGTATTTAATAGACCTTCAAGACCAACTGTTGTAAGTCATAAGATGACCTTTGGTAAGAATGGACTTAAATTAACCTTTGGCAATGGTCTTAGTGAGTCGCCAACCAACTTCCCATATTTTATGGTATTGGGTATGGCAAGCACATTTGAAAATAACTCTCCATCATCCAACATTGTTAACTATACATATTCGTCTAACGCCGATTACACGGATGCCTAAAAACATTATATTATTATATTATTTTAATATATAATGTCTCAACCTATGTACATCATAGAAATTGTTTATAC